CCTCATGATTGTGTTTTAGAAAGAATAGATGTAGTATTCGGTAATAGTGGTAATAGAAGTAGTGGTACTACTACGTTTGTTGTAGTAAAGAACGGTTCTAATCAAAGCGGTAATTTAAGCACGAATCATACTAGTGGAGTACACGATACACACCATACGGGATTATCACATTCATTCTCAGCAGGTGATAGGTTTAACTTACGAACAATAACAAGTACAGGAGGACAGGTTGGCCCTATGAGAATGACAGCAAGATTTAAGAGAACAGGTTGAGTGATTAAATGGTATTAACAGAAGAAGAAGCATGGAATAATGTAAGAACAGGAAGAGATTATTGGTTAGAAAAAAGAGTGGACTATTATCAAAGTAAGCCCCTTTTGTATAATTCCTTGACTGATGAACAGAAAACAGAATTAGCAACATATAGACAAGAGTTATTAGATTTCCCTGCTACGCTTGCTACGATAGTAGGGGATGAATTACCTTTAGACTACGGACAATATTACCCCGAACCCCCAACATGGATGGATTAAAATGGCACTAAAAATTGAATACGAAACTGCTTATGGAATAACTTGCGACTACGCTCATTGTGTAATAGTTGATACTAGATGTAATAAAGAAGTAGATGAAGAAGGAAATAAAACATTCCCTGTTCATTACAGTGGTAAAATATACGCAAACGCAGAAGCATATGCTGATGGCGCATCTCCTATTGGCGGTTTTAATGGTAATTTTTTGATGAGTGAATCTGCTGCTGAAACTCAATACAACATAATTAAACAATGTTATGAAGACTTAAAGACAAAAGATGGCTTTACAGAAGGCGTAGATTGTTAAAAAAATCACAATGTAAATTAACTACCTAGTGTTAGAACTACACTGGGAAGTTACATGGTAACATTAGAACACATTTTATCTCAACCATATGATATAGAATTGTCTATGTATTATGTGAATACATTTTTTGTTATTATGGGTATTCAAATTATTTATCTTGTAGAAACTTTATATCGAGAAGGTTTAGAACAGAATAAAAATATCCATTAAAAAGTTTAAATTTTTAAAAAAAAATTAAAAAAAAATAGCCAAGCAGCCGGATAAACTAATCGATTTTAGTTTTTTCCGACCACAAGGCTTTACATTCTCTACATTCCCAAATTTTAATTGATGATGCAGAGCCGATGTATATACCATGTATTCTTTTTGGAATGGTATATTCACCACACAAGAAACATTGCTCACGGAGAGTCATTACGTTTTTCCTCGTCAATTAATTTCTGCATATATTCTTCGATTGAAGATTCTGAATATTTAGAATTTCCAAATGCTGCGAAAAATAATAAAGATATTATTATAACGAAGATAATCCATACCATAATTTCTACGGTATCCATAATTACCACCTCACTTTTAAATCAATTATTTCTTCTTTGTTAAAAGATAGACATTTGACAATGCCTTCTTTTTGACCATACTTCCATAAGTCATACACCAACTCACAATCCTTTAAACAATATTCTGCAACTTCCGAATATCTACCTGCCTTCCAAACTGCGGGTGCATCTGCACTGTTCATTAGTTTTTCTGAACCTAATGTATTTTGTGCCAAATTATCTAGTCTAATTCTCTCACCATATTCTTTTTGAAGATAAAGACTAGTATCTATGTACGCTTTATTGTCTAAATATTTTTTAATACAATAAATATCTAAAGCATCTTTCAAAACTTTTAAATCAAATCCTACAATATTGTGTCCTAACAAAGTTCCACCCTTTTCAAAGTGGTCATCTAAGTCAAACTTTAATTGTGATATTGGTTTAATTTGTATATTAGATTTTTTTAAATCATCTACTGCTTTATCAATATAAATTGTTCCTATATCTCCATCCCATGTACAAATTGTTGACACTTTAAACATGTGAGTATTATGCCAACCACCGATTTCATGAGATAAGTTCTTAGTTTCTATGTCTAGTGCTAGAACACTCATCAATCATCACCTGTGATATCAGACCATAATTCAGATAACCTACTCTTTTCCGCTTCTGCGGGGTCAGGAGTTTTAGAAGATATATTCTTTGTTAACCAAAGACATAGTTTACTACCACCAACGGGTAACATTGAACTAGGCCACCATCCTTCTTTTCCTAATGTATTAATTGACTCAGTTATAGTTTTAGGACCATCCTTTACATCAAAAATAATGTACTGTGTTTCAAATTTTTCCATCGGTATTCACTTACTCCGTTGAGTGTATCGCATCACTTAGAACGGACATTGCTGCATAAACATTGTCATGATGAGTAGATTTCTTAGCGCGATTAATCACACCGTCAACAACTTTTCTTTCGCTGTGAGGCATTAAATAATACCTACCATACAAATACTCTTCACTATCTTTATCCCTACCCTTAATCAAATCAACAAATTTTTGCAATTCGTTAAATGATTTTTGCAGGAAATAGTATAGTTCTAAATCCTCAAAGGCAAATTCTTTTATTTCTTTCATTGTTTTCATTTCTTTTCCTCCTTTAGTTTAACGTAGACTTTCTTATGCACTCGGTTCTCTTCAAAATTATCTTCAATTTTTCTCCACCATTTGTAAATTGTGCTACTACCTTTTCTTGTTTTTACACGTACTTCCGCTAGTAACATTGTTTTATTTACCCAACCGTCATTATCTTTTAGTTCTAAATACGATTCTTTGAACGCACCGATATTGGCTCTTTCTTGCAGAGTCTCCTTTTGCACCTTTAGGGCTACATCTAACCACGATACGAGACTCTTATAACATTGACGGACTAATGAAGATGCTTGTAAAACGTGGTTACTATTCACAATATACCTTTTAGATTTATCACTAATACTTGGGGCTTCTGCTATACAACATAATACTGACATTCTAATTATTTGGTTGTTCATTCTAGTGATAAAATTATTTGCAATTTCAAATACTTCAGGTCTACTATCTGCCACATATGCTTTCATGTTTTCATATTCACGCATTAATGCATCAGTATAATCTTCTGAGTATCTAACAACTTCTTTAGGATTTTCATTTACTTCTTTAAATCTTTCATCTAAAGTTTCATAAATTTTAACAAACCCATTTGCAAACTTGTTAACAGGTGCAATCCTATTAACTTCTTTACCTACTTCCATTATTACTGATTTTCTTATTTCATCTTGTATTTCAGGTGGTACTTCCCAAATGAATATTAACATTCTTTGTAGTACTCCCTTTTCTGCAATAACTATCGTCAATCCTTTAGGAATATAAGAAGTAGCATAAGGGGAACGCTTACTATCACAAATAATATTTTCATCACCATCTTTTAATTTCTTTTTAATTATATAATTTTCACCATGAATACTATTCATCAACTTATTCAAATATAAAATAATATTCTCTTTATGTTGAGACTGTTTAAAGACACCTGAATATTCAAACTCATCATAAACAATAAGGCCATCTCCTTCAAATGCACCTTTAGTCTGAACATCTACATATACGGTACGAGTATTACCATCTTCATCTTCAACAACTTCTTGTTCTTGTTTCATAGAACCTATTAATGCTGCATCTGTTGTTTCTGTTACATCAAAAATAGTAAAATTAGTACCATGCTTTTCATTTAAAATCTCAAAGGTCTTTCTAGATATAGGTCCAAAGAAATTATACATTTCAGACTTACCTGTACCTGAAGTTTGTAACCACAATACTGGAACTCTAGTATCTTCTCTACCTTGACCTCTAACTATCACCACCTTATCTTTACATAATTGTCCTAATAAATTAAATGCAGTAAGTGCAGCAGGGATATTATTATACTTTGATACTTGAACTGCATTTGCTACATATTCCTGTATAAATGTAGGTAGCCTAACCCTATGACTTTCACTCCTATCCATATTATCATCTTCAATAAAACCATAATACACACTATCTTCTTCATTTTCCATCTTTATATTCTTTATATTTTCCATTTTTATATCACCTGTTTTTCTTCAGAGTTAAGAGTGTCTATTACTCTTCTTGCTAATGTACTACCAAAACCATCTATCATAGATATTTCTTTGATAGTTGATTCGCCTATTTCCATTATTGAACCAAATTCATCAATTAACATTTGTGCTTTTGTTTCACTGATACCTTTTATAGTCATCAATACGTCTATACGCAAATCTGCTGTGCTGATTTTCTTTTGTTTTATTATTCTAGGCTGATATACAGACCTATCAATTGGCTTCATTTTACATACAGCACATATAACTTTAGCCGCCATTTTTTCGTTATCTACTAATATTACATTACAATCTGTATCTAATATTATTTTACCTATTGCACCCATGAACTTGTTATGTAAAAAACTAGGTCTTCCAAAAATACCCTCACCTCTAAGACTAACCTTGGTTACTCTTTTACGATATTCTTTGATAGCCTTGTCAAGACTTCCATAAATAATCACATTATTATTTTCAAATGCCCTATCCATGTTGTCAATTTGACTCCAAATTCTTTTATTTATTACAGACTGTAAGAAATCAAATGAAGATTTTGCTTCAAAACAAACATCATCAAAGACATAATCTCCTATTTCTAACCACTCTTTTTGAGTATCAATCTTAAGACCGAGTGCTTCTATTTCAACACACTCAGTTAAAGAAGAATTTTCTCTACTATCAATTATTAATTTCATTCCTCTTCCTCCGTATCTACTGATTTCTGAATCTTTTTTATTTCCTTAAGATACTCTTCTGATATTCCACCATTTTCATCTAGTTTCCATATGTCATTTATTCTTTCATCAGTTGACATCGTGATACCTCCAACATTTGCCGATACAATAACCGTCAGGGATTAGTACATTATAACAACTAGGTGCATTGTACCCTTTATTTACTATACCCCATACATAGTTTTTAGTCTTATTAGCATTCCAATCTAACCATATATCATCTTTTTCTGCTATTTTAGTTAGTTCATCCATAATAGTTTTCGCTACTCTTT